GCAAGGTCATCATTACAACCCTCTTCTGCTTCAAAAGAATTGTGCTTTTGAATGAATGTTGTAAGTTCACTCATAATCTCATAATCATTGAAGATGAGTTTATCTTCTTCAATCATTGTCTTCAAATTAAGGCATCCTACTTTCTTCACTGCCTTGGACATCTTAACTCCAAGTTGAGTTTTCTTACCAGAAAATCCCTGACCTACAATTTGCCCTGCACGACCACGCATCGAACACATCAAAAGATTATTATATTCTAGATCATAGTGAATAATCGATGCTACCTGATCTCCAACATCGTTGACCTCGCATAAAATAAAAGCATCATTATAACTCTTAGCTAATTCAACAATGACGCTTGGAAAAAGCATCGGTTTGATTTCATTGTTTCGATACTTTGCAACCACTCTATGTGGAAATTGTGTAATGTCCACTACAGTGAAGGCCGAGTAATCGTTTCCTACGCCTCTGGCTACGTCTACAGTCATCAAATAGTCATGTTCCTCAATAGGATCCACATATACGTCCAAACCCGCGCTACGGGTCTTAGGATGGTCGTATACTAGGGTTCTGAGTTTACTTGGTGCAATGAGAGTATCAACAGATCCAAGGAACTCACATTCAAACTCAACCTTAAATTGTTGTTCAGAAGTGTTTGCAATCGTTTGTTTTTTCCATTCCTCATCTCTTCCAGGAACTTCGGACCAATGAACATCTGTGAATACATATTCATTCTTACCGCGCTCAGCATCGTGCCACATGCGGTAGAAATGATTCATACCATGTGGCGTAGAAACAATAATTACCTTTGTTGACTTACCCGAAGTAATTGTAGGATAAACCGATGCAAAGAATGAATCTGCGATGTGATTTGGAACGAACGCAAATTCGTCCAAAAAGAGGATATTGAAAGACATACCACGAACTGCAGAAGCAGAAGTAGAAGCAGCCAAGATCTTACTTCCATTCTCCAGTTCCAAAGATCCCTTATTCCAAGAGATGATTCCTTGTTGCATCCATTTTGGTAAGTTTTCATACGCTGTTTGCAAACGATCTAAGAGTTCTCTCGCTGTTGCAGCCTTGTTTGCAAGGATACCTATATTTACATTATCATTGAACACTGCATAATGTAAAAGAAAAGATACCACGGTCGTAGACTTACCAGTCTGTCGTGGCATCTTACAAATATTAAAACGATGCTTATGGAAATTATTTACTAATTTCTCCTGAAAAGGATACATTGCAAAGGATTGCAATCCCTTATCAAGGGTCACAATCTTTACATAATTTTTTGCAAAATAAACAGGGTCATTTTTGCATCGAACAAATTCAAGAATTTGCTCTTCAGTAAATTCAATTGGTGTATTGGCTTTCTTTAATAGTGGATTACCAAGATATACGTCACTCATAATTAATTACCTTTGTTCCAACCAGTTCATAATCGCAAGTGCTGCTTTGTTAGCATTAGGTGAAGCGCATACAAGAGTGTAAATATCACTAATTGTTCCAATACCACTCCTACCAATCTGTAGTTGTGCTTTATCATCAATGACTATCTGACTACCACCACCACCAACAACAAATCCACTTAAAAGAACTCTTCCACCAGTAAAAGAAGTTGCAGTGGTATCATATTGAGTAATTGCATCTGGGTTTGCGTGATTAGTAAATGCTGCACCAACTAGAGTTGGGTTCTCAACTAATCTCCAGAAGATGTTAGTGTTATCATTAGTAGATACTTGAAGTGACCTTGGAATTACAACACCACTCAACATATTTGATTTAAGACGAATACTAAGAACTGGATAATAAGTATTCGCAACAGTCATTGTAGTTCCACTAAGGGCATTACCCTGACTGACTAGAGTTCCAAGTTTTTCTGGTTCTCCTTCCTGAATAAGAGAATTGGAACCTTGATATAAGTAATGAGTTCCTGCAACTCCAGTTACATTTTCTATTTCTACTCTAATTGGTAAGAATGGAGTAGAACACCAAACATATGGATTGGTATTTGAGTTATCAAAGGTATGACTCTTAATTGTTTCGTTCTTCATTAACCAATTGAACTGAACGATACCTGCACCATACCATTCATAGTTGATGGAAATCATTTGTTGTTTTGTTGGATCTGCAGTTACTCCAGTCCAACCATCACCACCGAACTTTTCACCATTCCAATTATCTCTGGTTACTCTAGTTTCTGTAGTAATTCCAGATGTGCTACTGCGAATTACATAAGAATATGTTCCACCATCGTCCTCAAAGTACGCACCATTATATTCATCAAACAATCCAAATCTTCTGCGAATGCCTACCTTTGGTGCTTCTAAACGAATAGCAAATGCAAGGGTTGCACCTCTACCAGGAATGTATCTCATTACAGTCCTAGTTTGACGGATGATTTTACTTCCTGCAGTAGAACCAACTTGCATCACAACATTACTAGATTCTACGTTGTGGTATGCAGTTCCAACTCCAACTATTCTTTCATCCCATACATCACTCTCTTTTCCATACTGGAAGGTGTTAAAGAAGACTGTTTGGAATGGAGCAACTTTGAGTCTGTTGTTATTAGAAAACTGAGGTCTCCAGTCCGTCTGGTTTCCCCAGTGATCTGCGATATTATAAACTTCAAATAAAGTCCTTTCTTGATTTAGAAAGTCTTGTGTATTCTTATTCCACTGAGCCATGAATTAAATCCAATCTAGTTTTGCTGGGTGATATCTTTTTGCGTCAGTTATCTTGACTTTATCTTCAATTGCTGGATAAATTTGATGAACAATTGCTCCTGGATATTGATCTTGCAATTGTTCCGATAAACCATTTAAAGATGGTAAACCATTATCTGTTTCTATTTTCATTCTATATAGACTTCCTTGCCAAACCACATCCGCATAAAATTCTTCAGAGACTCTCTGTTGTGGGGAGTCATTTCCGATAATTAATGTTCCGTTGAAGTCTCCAGAAATATTGATACTTTCGGAGAGAAATTGATTAAAACTTTTCATCAGCAGTTCCAGGCTCTGAGTGATTTGTTGATGCGTGAATTTGGATCATTTGCAGTTTTGGCAGAAGTCAATTTCTTTTTCATGCCTTTCATTCTTGCACAAAATGATGATCTACGAGGATTACCAACTTTCTTTGAAGGTGCCTTAAGGTCGCTTCCAGGATTCTCACGCTCATAAGACTTACGTCCTTTTTCATTGAGACCACCTGCTTTGTTCTTTCCTTCTTTACGTTGCCATGCTCCAACTGCTTCCGTAACTTGAATCAGCGGCTCTCCAGGTTGTACTTTAGATACCTCATAAGAAAGAACGGTTGAACCTGGATAAACTTTTTGAATTTGATCATTAACTTCCCTTCTTGTTGGCATCTTAGCGTTAGGGAAGAACATCTTTGCCATGTAAGATTTACCACGCCATGTCAGAATGATTGACAATACATTTCCATAAATTGCAGGAATCTTAACTGCTTCAGAAAACTCTTCATTGGCAGGATGAACCTGAGCAATATCATATTTCATTTGATTTGAAGTCAAAGCAACTGGTGATGAATATAATGCCCAATATTTAGGACCATACTTACACTCATGCTGATATTCATTTTTTTGACACTTTGGACAATATCTTTGAGCATTGATTTCTTCACTCTTATTTCCCCAGTTAGCAGCACCTTTTTTACGACACTTAACAAGTGCTCCAGATGCATATGCACTTGGCCAAACTTTATATCTTGACTTTACTTTTTGATAGCAGGCATCTTTTTTACCTTCTTCTTCCTTTAATGACTCATCACTTGACATGTACTCTGCAGCAGTGTCAATAAAATCTGCTGCTCTAGTGATTTTTGATTGAACCCAAGCAGGAATTTGCTGGTCCCCTTTAGTAATATGCTTTCTCAGCATTGCAACAGCTCTTTCGATTTGATCGAACTCTACCATTGCCATGTATCCTTCTTCATCCTTCATCTTTCCAGATGCAATCTCCTTGTGATCTTCACTCACTGGAACACAATTTGGAACAATCTTCTTACCCTTCTTTTTCATTCCAACTTGCTTATAACCAGACCAACATGCTTCATCAACTGGATCTTTTGTTCTTGACTTCCAAGTTCCACCATATTCTTTACCCATCTGCTTTTTGAACGCACCAACGGCTTTTTTTCTTACAGATGCTTTTGGATGATCGGATACATTTTGTAAAGGGGATCTTCCGCTTGGTGCTTCACCTTGCTCTGGATCAACAAAGGCTTCTGTAGCAACATTGATTGCTTTTCCACTTCTTTCTGGATTTGGATCTTTTTTATTCTTACGACGAAACGCTGCTTCCTCTTCGCCTTTCGATAAGTCTCTCTTCATTTTACTTGATCCGCACTTTGGTTTTGTTGTTTGTCCTGGTTGTTTCGCACAAGGCTTACCTGCATATTTTCCACCTAACTGAACCCATCCAGGTTTTCCATCAGAAGACTTTGATTTTGAAAACCAATCATGAAGAGAACTATCTCCTGATTTATTTTCTTCTTTCATTGCCTCTTTTTCCATTTTCTTCAGACGTGTATAATAATCTGGAATTTCATCTAAATGCTGAAGTGCAATGTCCATAGCAAGTTCATGATCTTTTGTATGTTCATGTTCAATAGGTTCACCCATTTTCAGTTGCTTTTTAATGAAAGAAACATCAACACGATGCTTCTTTGCAATTTGTTCAACTGTTTTATGTGACTTCAGATTAAGCATTTTTATTATTATTTATAAAAAAAGGGGCAGTTGCCTGCCCCAGTTAAAATTCAATCAAGAATCACTTCTTGAGTTCTTCAATTTCTGCCTTAAGCGCAGCGATCATTTCGCCTTGCTCACGTACAGCAGCGATCAGAACACCAACGAGACCATTGTAGTTAACGGTCTTATGGTCATCTCCTGTTTGTACCAGTTGTGGCAGATGCTCTTCAATCTGTTGAGCGATGACACCGCAGGTTTCAGCTCCACTTGACTTCCAAGCAAAGTGTACACCTTCCAGTTTTCCAACCAGTTCGGATGCATTTTCAATTGGGCGGATGTTATCCTTCAGGTTTCTATCCGAAGTTGCGTTGAAGTCGGAAGCGGTAACAACACCAACAACCGAAACATTACCAACACTCAGAGTGTTAGAGTTTGCATCGAAGGTTAAGTCTCCATCGGTTGACGATGTTACCATCGTACCTGAGGTGAGACTTGTCAATACAACTCTTTGTACTCCTGAAGAAGCACTCAGAGTAGAACCAGTATTGGTCAGGTTAGCACCATCACCATAGAAGGAAGCCGCTGTGATCGCAAGACCAACAGCATTGATTCCACCTGAAGTGATTGTTACACCAGAACCAATAGTAGCAGATTGAGTTACCGACAGAGTGGTATTTGCATTAACTGCACCAGTGAATGTCGAAACACCAGCCTGACTGATTAACAGTGAATTGAAGGTGTTTGGAGCATAACCCAGAGCAGTCTCAAGAGTTGCAACGGTTGTTGCGTCAACAGAGTTGATACCAACCAGTGCAGAAGAGTTAACCCACTCAGAACCGTTATACTGAAGAAGTTGACCATTTGAAGAGGATGTTAAAGTAACATCTGCAAGGTCATTCAGTGAGTTGATTGCACCACCATAAGTTGAAGTATTATATGCATAGAATTCAACAATATCTCCTGCAAAAGCAGCTTCATTCAAGGTTACTGAAGTTCCATTCGTTGCAGTAAAATCGCTAGGTGCGAGTTTAACACCGTTAACATAGATATCGAGATATCCAACGGTGTAGTTTACTGTGAATGAAGTTTGAGAAGCAGTCGCAGTTTGAACTGAAGTTGTTCTCAAGTTTGGAAGAACACTTCCAATTGTTCCCCAAGAAACACCAGATCCAACATTAGTCAGAATGTAACCAGATGTACCAGTGCTGTTATTCGCATCAGTAAGGGTTCCATTGATATCAATATTGTTGAATGTTGAAATGCCAGTGGTTGCATTGACATTACCAGTCAGATTGCCGACTACGTTACCAGTTACGTTTCCTGAGAAACCACCAGTTGCGGTTACGACACCTGAAGCAACAACGCTTGTTAATGAAATGTTAGGATCGAGGTTGACTGTGACTGAATTTGAAGCAGCCGAAGAAGTCAGGTTTGTGCCACCGACAATCGTTAAGGTCTCGGAGAGCAAGTTAATGGTCTCAGAACCAGAATCACCAGTAACTGTTAAGGCAGTTCCAACAGGAGCTGTACCAGCAGCAGTTAAACGACCTCTTGCATCAACAGTGAATGTTGGAATTTGTGTTGTTGAACCATAAGAACCAGCGGTAACGCCAGTTGTTGTAAGTCCAAGAGTAACAGCAGCAGTTTCTGTACCAGAGTTGTTAACTACGATATCCGAAGATCCGGAGTCAGCAACGGTAGCAACATAGTTACCTGTGGTATCAGTTCCAAGAGCAACAGAGTTTGGTTGAATAGTAACTGCAAGACCAACGTTTCCAGTACCATCAAAGGAAACAGCAGCGGAAGCTACGTCACCAGTGATTTGGAAAGTTCTAGCGGTCTGTAAAGCAGTTGCTGTATCAGCATTACCTGTTAAGTTACCAGTTACATTACCAGTCAGGTTACCTGAGAAACCACTAGTAGCAGTTACAATGCCAGAAGCGTTAACGTTAGCAATCGACAGAGAGTTTGCACTCAGAACTTCAGTTCCATTGATCTTATAAACCTTACCTGAGGCAAGATCAAAGTTTTCACTTGACTTCAGCGAAGCTGAGGTGTTATTCCAGGTGATAGTCTTGCGAATATTGGCAGAACCAATTCCAATTCCAGCACCATCAAGAACAGCATTCGAAGATGCAGTACTTGCAACACCAACAACAAAATCTGCTAATTCAATTGTTGTTGAATTTACGAAGAACTGTGAACCATCAACATACAAGTCACCCTTAATTCTGACCAGACCAGTGTTGTCTCCAACAGCAGCAGGGTCAATAGTTAATTCAGCAGGACCTGTGATTGTATTACTACTGATTCCAATTGCTGAACCAGTAGCACCAGTTCTAAACTGAGCAGCAGTTACAATACCAGAAGCAACAACGCTTGTTAATGAAATGTTTTCGTCAAGATCAATAAATGCAGAACCATAAGCACTGTATGAATTAAGATTATTTCCACCAAGAATTCCTAATTTTTGTGTCAATAAATTAATTGTCTGGTCGCTTCCGGTATCACCATATATGGTTAAAGCAGTTCCAACAGCAGCTGTACCAGCAGCAGTTAAACGACCTTTTGCATCAACAGTAAATGTTGGAATTTCTGTTGTTGAACCATAAGAACCTGCGGTAACTGCAGTATTTGCAAGAGTAAGTGCAAGACCTACATTTGCAGAACCATTGAATGAAACTGCAGATGCAGTAGCATCTCCAGAAATACTGAAGTCTCTTGCGGTTTGTAATGTGGTTGCGGTTGAGGAATTGCCAGTTACGTTACCAGTTAAGTTTCCTGAGAAACCACTAGTAGCGGTAGCAACACCAGTTACAACTACACCAGAAGCATTAGTATCAAATGCAGCAGCATTAACTTCACCAGTTACGTTTCCTGTTAAAGGACCACTAAACGAAGATGCAGTGACAATACCAGAAGCATTAATTGTCGAAATTTGTAAGTCACTAGCTTGAATATTTTGACCAATCAATAAATTCTGACCAGGATTATATGATAAAGCGGTATCAATATGAAGTGATGTGTGACCAATTCCAGCTTCAAATGGAATGTAGAATACAGCATCTTCAGAAGTATTTGTTGTAATATTAATATTATCTGCATTTGTTGCAGTTCCAGTTACATTACCAGTTACATTACCTGTAACATTGCCAGTTAAGTTTCCTGAGAAACCACTAGTAGCAGTTACAACACCAGAAGCAACAACGCTTGTCAGAGAAATATTAGGATCAAGGTTGATTGTTACTGCATTAGAAGCAGCTGATGAATTCAGGTTTGTGCCACCAGAGATAGTTAAGGTTTCACTTAAGAGATTAATATTCTCAGAACCAGAGTCTCCAGCGACAGTCAAAGCAGTGCCTACTGAAGCTGTACCAGCAGCGGTCAGACGACCTTTTGCATCAACAGTAAATGTAGGGATCTGAGTTGAAGAACCGTAAGAACCAGCAGTAACTGCAGTATTTGCTAAAGTAACTGCTAAACCAACGTTTGCTGAACCATTAAAAGATATTGAAGTTGAAGCTACGTCACCAGTAACTTGGAAGTTTCTTGCAGTCTGCAGGGTAGTTGCTGTATCAGCATTACCTGTTAAGTTACCAACAAAACCGCTGGTCGAAGTGGTAACACCAGTTACAACTACACCAGAAGCATTGGTATCAAATGCAGCAGCATTAACTTCACCAGTTAAGTTACCAGTTACATTACCAGTTACGTTACCTGTTAAAGGACCACTGAATGAAGTAGCGGTAGCAACACCAGTTACAATAACACCAGAATTTGTAGTTTCAAATTTTGCGGCGTTGTTGTAATAAAGTATGGATGCTCCACCATATTCAAATTTAGCTAAATCAACACCACCATTGGCAGATTTTAAATATACTCCACCATTTCCACTTGGTCTAACGAAGAAATTGCTGAAGTTTTCAAAAAGTTCTACACCATTAAGGTTAACTGGAATTCCACTATTGGTGACTGAAAATCCACCAGCTGCAGTTACAATACCAGAAGCATTAACATTAGCAATTGACAGTGAGTTTGCACTCAGAACTTCAGTTCCATTAATCTTGTATGATTTACCCGAAGCAAGATTGAAATTCTCGCTTGACTTCAGAGCTGTATTAGCATTATCGTAAGTTAAAGTATTGTTTGGTCCGATTTTAATACCTGCTCCATCGGCAAGTGCATCGGTTGTTGCTGTAGAAGCAATACCTACAATAAAGTCGGCCAGTTCAATAGTTGTTGAATTGATAACGGTTTGAACACCGTCAACAAACAGGTCACCTTTGATTCGTACAGCGCCAGTGTTATCACCAACTCCTGCAGGGTCAATGATAATTTCTGCAGGACCAGAAATTGTGCTTGTGTTAATTCCAATCGCTTGACCAGATGCACCAGTTACAAACTGAGCAGCGGTAATGATTCCAGATGCCTTGACACTGGTGAGATCAATCGAAGGATCAAGATTAACTGTAACAGCGTTTCCTGATGCTGAAGAATTTAAGTTCGTACCACCAGCAATTGTCAGAGTTTCTGATAAAAGATTGATGTTCTCGGAACCAGAATCACCAGCAACTGTCAGAGCAGTACCAACTGAAGCTGTTCCTGCAGCGGTCAGACGACCTTTTGCATCAACAGTGAATGTTGGGATCTGAGTTGAAGAACCATAAGATCCTGGTGTAACAGCAGTGTTTACCAGATCAACTGTAATTGTGTTTGATGCAGATGATGTAGCGACGCTACCTGCAGCACCAACAACTGACAGAGTTTCTGTTAACAGGTTAATGTTCTCAGAACCAGAGTTGCCAGCAACTGTGAGTGCAGTACCCACTGAAGCTGTACCAGCAGCAGTCAGACGACCTTTAGAATCAACAGTGAATGTTGGAATTTCGGTCGAAGAACCATAAGAACCAGCAGTAACTGCGGTGTTCGCTAAAGTAACTGCTAAACCAACGTTTGCTGAACCATTAAATGATACAGAAGCAGAAGTTGCATCACCAGTAACTTGAATGTTTCTTGCGGTCTGTAATGTTGTTGCTGAACTTGCATTACCGGTTACATCGCCTGTGACAGGACCACTGAATCCAGCAGCAGTAACAATACCAGTAATTCTTGCATCACCAACGACTACGAATTTTGAGTCTGGGGTTGCTGTACCAACACCGACCTTTGTTGAAGCTGAGTTGGAAGTAATTCCAATATATCTCGAACCTGCGTCCAGCTCCAAGAATGACGCAAATTGAGACAGTTCTCTATTAAATGCCATTTTCTCCTACTAGAAAGGGATGGGGGGGGGTTTTAGATCTAAAAGCCATCCTCATGCCCGAAGACACTAGGCTATGCAATTATTTAGAAACTACTTAATGAAGTCCTCTTCCAACTGTTTGGAGCGATACAAACATAAAGATATGATGAATCATAGGACATTTGTCCAGGCAATCCAGTCGATGATGATGTTGTTGGAGGATTATGTAAAACGTTTGGAGATACTCCTGTTGATGGTGTATTATATGCATGAAAATCTACTACTTCTCCGCCATAAGTAGATTCGTTAAAAATTACTGATGTACCATTGGTTGCAGTAAAGTCTGAAGGTGCTAACTTTACTCCATTCACATATACATCTAAAAACCCAACTGTATAATTTAAAGTAAAAGTATTTGTTCCCGCAATAGCAACCGTTGAAGAAGTATTTCTTAAAACACTAGCAGATGCCCAAGTGACTCCAACTCCAGTAGATTGTAAATACTGACCATTCTGACCAGTTGAAGAAGCAGCACTTACAGTTCCAGTAACAACAAAATTCTGAACTGTAAGCGTAGATCCAATGGATACATTATTTGCATAAGAAATTGAATTACCACCGTAGTTCTCCTTCCAAGGAGTAAGCGATGCTACGGTTGTTGCAATTCCAACTCCGCCAGTATCAACCTGAGCGAATAGTTGTCCATCATACGTATTTAAACCAAGTTCGCCAAGAGGCAATTGGTCTACTGTCGGTCTCTTGCCGGGTACGGCTGACCGTTTAATTTTGATATTCGGATTTGCCATCAGGTCAAATTAACATTGTTGGTATATACCGTAAAACTCGATATATATCGAGTTGTTATTCAGCATTAAGAATATTTATTTAACTTTCAATATGTCGTTTCTGAATTATTGTCAGATTTTAACTCATATTGTTTTAATTTTTCTTCCAACTCAACTATTTTTGTAAGTGCTTGTTCTAACTTAGTTTCTGCAACAACAAGTTGTGTAAATAGATCCATTGCTTTTTTCTGGTAAGTATTCAATAGATACTTCAAATCAGTTTCAGATGCCATAATTTAAAATCAGAATGAGCCTCCATCAATGGTTATATTGATCAAATTTCTAGTTGATCCAGTACAAGAAATGACCTGAGTTTGTCCTGCACAGTCATTCAGATAAAGTGATCCAATTTCTAATGCTGCGTATCCAGAAGGAGTTAAAACACCAGAAGACTCTGATACAGCAGAAGCAAGAACAATTCTTGATGCACTATCATCCCAGTAAACTGCAGCTTTCTTGGCAGTTCCATCATAATAATTTAAAAGTAATCCAAGATCTATGTCAAGATCTGTGGTTGGTGCTGAACCATCTACTAATCCAACTTCAATTAAAGCATCTTCAACTGTTAATGTTTGAGTATTAACTTGAGTTGTTGATCCATTAACAAAAAGATTACCACCAATTGTAAGGTTACCGCTGATATTACCAGTAGCAGCACTTAATGTATTTGTTGTAACGATACCCGAAAATACTGAATTCTTCCATCTCTTAGAACCGTTTCCAAGTTCATAAGTATCATCACTTGTGGGAATTAGATTAGATGCAAACTCACCACCAACAACAACATTATCACCATCAGTATCACCAAGTCCAATCGTACCTCCACGGAAGGTTACGACTCCAACAAATTCAGAATATCCTTGTACGTTTAAATTCTGACCAATTGTAACATTTTTATTAACACCAAGGCCGCCATCAATTTGAACTGAACCACTGTCAGCATTCCCAAGTTGATTATCGGTTGTGTCGGTGAATGATGAAATACCAGTAAAAGTTGGATTTGCAGAACCACTAGCCCAAGTTAAATTTCCATTACCATCATTTGTTAAAACACTACTTGCATTTCCTTGAGTTCCTGGGAAATAATAAGTTACAATTCCAGCAAGAGAAGCGGGAGATGCAAGTGTAATAAAACTTGCGCCATTGTCAGTTCCTTCTACAAGGTTAACACCACTACCTGTTGTAGAAGTACCTTTAGTCCAATATCTATGAGAACCTACAAATTTATTAGTTGCGCTCGAAGAACTCAAACCAACATATAAATCATAACTATCAGTTGTAAATCCTGGTTCGCCCGCTTGCAACCCAGGAAGATTCGCAAATAATCCTCTTTTAAACTGAATAACCGGTGCAGGCATTTGTCTAAATTATCTTTTACTTAATATATTTAGTTTTAAAAAGTTCCTGCATCTACATCAATTCTATCATCAAGATCAATATCCATTCTATCAAGGAACGATGTTGCATAACCAACCAATCCTGGTTGATTTGGTTCAGTTGCAGCAGCATTCAGAACTTGATCTGGATTTACAAGTCTATATTTTTGGGTTGCTGCATCATAAACCAAAACATATTGATCTTTACTTGAAAGATCTGAAACTGAAACATCGTTGAGATCTGAAAGTCTTTCGGCCACGACTGCTCTCTCTACGGAAACTGAATATGCTTTTGTGGTTATTTGTTTTCCAGATACAAGAAAAGCATTAGCACCATTACCATTATTTTCTAAACGTACATTGTATTCTGGCATGGATGTTAAAACCCATTTAAAGTTATTTAGGTTGAAACTGATGGGGTCACAAGAGCCATTCCTTCAATCACTCTTGTTTTTTTAGATGTTGAACTATTTGTTAACACAATATCATAATAATATCTACCAGGATCTAATGTATTTGTCACAGTATTTCCCATCGATATTGTCACCTTCCCTGTTGCAACAATTAAAGATGGTGTAAAAGAATATGATGTTGTAGATGAAGGGAATTTTTTTAATTTTGCAACAGCACTTTGATTAGTTAAATCATATGCTGTACCATCTGCATTTGTGATTGTGAATGTTGATGCATGATCTGCACCTTTTTCTATTGATATATTTACTGATGGAACTGCCATAGTACTTTTTTAATTATTTATCTTGGGCGGTTAATCCATCCTTTAAAAGTTTGGATAGTTCTGCTGTAGAACCTACAAACAATGCATTAGTAACATTTGTAGGCCCACGGACTTGCTTAGTCTCCTCAATATCTTTTAATTTTTTCTGAAGATCCATTAATTTATCAGTCGCATCAGAAACATTTTTGATTAACTGACCGGCGACTTCATATGCTCTGGGCATTTCACTTTCTGCTGCAAGTTCAAGAATACCATTGATTGCTTCTTGTCCCTTTTCAATAATCGAATATAAGTTTCCTCGTGTATATTCATAATCTTTTTTAATATCTTCTATTGAGGAAGATATGGACTCAACCTTTGATTCTATAATTTCAGATTTTGATTCGACAATTTCATTCGAAACATCAAAGGTCTCATTTAGTTT